CTGCCGCCGGACTTTGCACACCTCCCGCCTCTGTCGGTGGTTTCGTGGACCTCTGAACACAACCAATATGACGGCAAGCATTTCTCGATCGAGAAAAAGGTAATCCACCCGCACGATCTGTTGGCCTCCGTTGAATTGCGAGAGGTCGACCCGTCAGACCATAGTTGGTCAACGGATGACGAATTGCCGGTGCCAGATGGCGGGGTCCGTTTGACCCCGCCGGTGCTGTACATCTTGAACGGTGTGCGTGTTGCCCCGGTCGATATTCTGGACAGCGATGGGAAGCCGCGCCGTGCCGCGATCGAGGTTTCGCAGATCCCCAGTGTGGAGGGTGTTGAATGGCGGGTCTTTGACTTCACCGGCGTCCGCGTGGCGGATGGTGTTGCCATGGATGTGGGTGACGCCTTTCTCATCACACAAGGCATCCTGCCGGGGCACACGTACTTTGTGAGCCTACGGGTGGCGGATGAGGTCAATGTTGATTGGTCGGCTTGGTATGAGGTCAGCACCAACGATGTGCGGGTTGGGCCAGACGATCTGTCAGATGAGGTCTGGCAGTATGTTGATGGCGTCGCGATCTCTGCGGTGAACAGTTTCACCGGCAATATGACCTATGCGCTGGAAAAGCTCTCTGAGGTGGATCTTGAAAACCGGGTTGCCGGTTTCTTGGAGACGGCCCGTGTAGAGGGTGTGGTTGATGAAAAGACTGAGGCGCTTTCATCTGAGGTTGAGGGGGTTCGCGCTGAGCTGGTGCAGAACTATGTCACGGCTGCAACGCAGGACGCAGCTCTCGCAACGCTGCAAACCAGCTTGTCCGCCCAGATCGCCGGTGTGTCGGCCACGTTGTCGACCAGCTACTACACGATCTCGCAGGTCAACTCCGCGATCTCTGCGGCTCGAACTGCACTGCAGAGCGAGATCTCCGGGGTGTCCGCCACACTGAGCGCTGATTACTACACGATCGCTCAGACAGACTCGGCCATCTCGGCTGCAACGACCTCGGTCACCAGCAGCGTTGACACGCTCACCACGACCGTCAGTCAGGTGCAATCGTCGGTAGATGGGATCACGGGCACTTATGGGGTCCAGGTCAACAACAACGGCGTCGTGACCGGCTTTGGCTTGGTGTCGGAGTTGATCAACGGATCTGTTACCACCACCTTCACGGTGCAGGCAGATCGCTTTGTGATTGCCAGTAGCTCCGGTGGTGCGGCGATGTCGCCCTTCCTGATCTCCGGGGGCAAGGTCTACCTTCGCGATGCGGTGATCAAGGATGCCTCGATCCAAGGTGCCAAGATCAAAGCCCTCGCAGTCGACACCCTGCACATCAAGGGCAAGGCGGTCGACACCCGGCAGATCGCGGAGAATGCCGCCACGACCTTTTATGAGGCGACTGGGGGCACTGGCTATAAGCGGATCCAGATCAACAACACCCATGATGAGCCGATCACGCTGATCATCATCGTCCTCTATGACTGTCTCGATGATGGGGGCTCAAGCTCTCTGTTTGCGGGTGTGGAGATCTACAAAGAGCAGACCGCAGGCGGGAAGAATAACCTCTTGTCTTTGGCCGGAGACAGCAGCTCCGGCGGCGGTGAGGTTGCAGAAGACAAAAACACCGAAGTCGTCACGACAACCATCAATCCGGGGATCACTCGATGGATCACGGCCTATCCATTGGGCCGCGTTGTTCGTCGCTGTGACATGATCATTTTGCAGAGGCAGAGATGAGCGAGAACCGCCACAAAAAGCCAAAGCGATTTGCGATCTACCGCAATGACACTGGCGAAATCAGACAGATCACCGTCTGCCCGGCTGAAGCAATCGGTGGGCAATTGGAGCCGGGGGAGAAAACCCTTGCTCTGGATCTCGCGGGGGAGGCTGAACTGGCCTCTCTGCGGGATCTCTCGCGGGTCCGTGTCCGTGACGGTCGGCTGGTGCCTTTCACCCCGCCGATCGATGTTGACCGCGCAATGAATGAGATCCGGCAAAAGCGTGACAGGCTGTTGGCTCGATCGGACTGGACGCAGATGCCTGACGTTCCTGTCGACCGCAGCCGGTGGAAGTCGCGCCGGGCTTTCCAAAGAGCATGGCAAGCCTACCGCAGGAAGCTGCGGGATCTTCCCAAAAGCATCACCGACGTGGAGCGCGTCGAGTGGCCCCAACCTCCGAGCAAAGGATAACAGATGGCTTGGTATTCAACAGGTACAGCCGCGATCACTCAGGGCAGCACCTCTGTCCAGGGCGCTGGCACCAACTGGATCAATCAGCAGCCCGGCTGGGCGATGATGATCGAAGGGGTGCCGGGCTTGGTGGAGATCGCAGCCGTGGTCAGCTCAACAGAGCTGCGCGCGGCAAAGCCCATCAACACCCAAACCGCCAGCGGCTTGGCATATGCCATCCTGCCAACGCAGGGGCTGACGCAGAAGCTGGTCGAAGACATCAACAAGATGATCGCAGAGATCACCAATTCGCGTGAGGCTTGGACTTCGGTGTTCTCGAATTTCAGCGTGACGGCCTATCAGCTCTGGCTCGATGAGGGGAATGCAGGAACTGTTGCTGATTTCCTGCTGTCGCTGAAGGGCGACAAGGGAGATCGCGGCGACACCGGCCCCAGCGTCTATGATCAATGGCTTGCCCAGGGCAACACGGGCACGTTTGATCAGTTCCTTGATGTGCTATCAGGCGGCGCTGTTGCTGCAACTGCAGCGGCCCGCGATGGGGCTCAGGCTGCGCAGAGCGCGGCGGAGACAGCCCAAACGGATGCGGATGCCGCCAAGGTCAGTGCGGAGGCGTCTGCCGCTCAGGTGGCCGCTGACCGCGCCGCTGTGGCGCAGATCTTCGACACCTTCGATGATCGCTATCTCGGAGCAAAGGCGAGCGATCCCGCAACCGATAATGACGGCGACCCGTTGCAGGTTGGGGCCGTGTATTGGAACACCGCAAGCGGCGGCTCCCGGTTCTGGAACGGGGCGGAATGGGAAGCCCCCTCTGCGAGCGCCGCCAGTTCTGCCCAGCAGGCGGTCGATGCCAAGCTTGCAGCAATCGCAGCGCAGGCGGCTGCGGAGGCCGCTCGCGATGCCGCGCAGGCCGCAGCGCTAACCGCGGCTGACAGTGAAACCGCTGCAGCCACCAGCGCCGGGGCAGCGCTGGCGGCCCAGGGGGCATCTGAGATGGCCCGCGATGGGGCGCAGGCTGCTTTGCTCTCTGTGCAGGACGTTGAAACCAGTGTTTCGGGTTTGCGCGATCAGGCTGAGACCGCGCGCGACGCCGCCGCGATTTCCAGTGCTGCAGCCGAAACTGCACGCACAGAGGCCCTGCAAGCCTTGGCTGATGCACAGAACGATCTCGGTTTGCAGCCGGTCGCAACGACTGGCGATTACAACGATCTCATCAACCGGCCTGAGGTAGTCGACCCTGTCGCAATGGCCATTGTTTTCGGGAGCTGACGAATGTCCTTCATCAACAACACGGTCTCATTGCTGGCTGGCGGACCGCAGGTCGACCTCTATGTTTGCCCGGCTGATCTCAAGGTGACCCTTTCAACGATCAACGCCTTTGCGCCTGTATCGACTGGGCGGTTGTCTCTATCGGTGTTCCGTCAGGCCAGCGGTCAAACGGTGCCGCTGTTGGCCGGTCTCTCCGTTGCCCTGAATGCCCCCTACACGCATCCGAAGCCCATCATGCTTTCCGCAGGTGATAAGCTCGTCGGCAGTGCCGTTGATGCGGGTCTTTCCGTTGATCTAGGTGGTGTCGTCAGTGGGGCGTCTGCGGGGACCGCAACACTGGTCGCGCGTGGTCCATTCGATCCTCAGGCGACATATCAGAAGCTGCACATCGCAGAGGCCAGTGGTTCGTCTTACCTGTGCCTGCAGGATGGGCTTACGGGCGTTGCGCCTCCATCTGCACCTTGGATGATCCTTGCCGAAAAGGGCGATGAGGGATCAGTGGAAGGTCATTCCCACGCAATTGCAGATGTCACGGGACTGCAGGGCGCTCTCGATGCAAAGGCATCTTCAGGCCACTCGCATGGTATTGCGGACGTCACTGGCTTGTCAGGTGCGTTGGATGGAAAAGCGACGTCCTTGCAGGGCGCCAAGGCTGACGCTGCTATGCCGAAGTCTGGCGGCACGTTCTCCGGCCAGGTCATTCTAAAGGGTGTTACGGAAACTCGTCGCCAAATCTATACGTTCAACGCGGAAATTGATTTTTCGCGGGCGACCCGCTTCTATATCAACACGTCTGGAAATACGGCTTTCACCGTCGCGAACGGATCTGCTGGGCGGTCTGCCCTGATACGCGTGAAGGCCAATGGCGATCATGCTCTTGACTGGAGTGGCATCCCAAATTTGCAGTTCCCAGGCGGGCAGGCACCGTCTGCTCCGGCAAGCGGCCAGACCAACGTCTACGTCCTGGAGTGTGAGGACGGCACAAACTACACCCTCAGTCTCGTTCAAGAGGGTGTGGCATGAGTTTAGCTTATCAGAAGCTGCTGCTCGGCACCGGAGCGGGGAGGCAAAGCCTCAACTTTACGGGGTCAGCATGGATTGTTGACTTGGTGGTACCAGGCACAACGGGGCTGACGAACTATACCTATGAGGCTTGGATAAAACCATCAGCCGTTGGGCCCAGCTACATCAATATTGTCGGCAAGAACTATGAGTCGAGAGGAGGGAGCCTGTATTTGAGCAATGGCCGATTGGCGTTCTATCAGGGTTCAGAGCGTGTCGCGGGCGGTTCGGTGCAAACAGATGTTTGGCAGCATGTTGCCTGTGTCCGCTTTGGTGGTTCGGTGTATCTGTATCTCGATGGAGTAAATGTTGCGAGCTCCGGAAACGATGGAAATAATCCGACTGATCCGGACATCGTCGTCGGCGCATCGCTGGTGGATGGTGCTACAACGCCTCAAAATCAGCATTTCAACGGCCTCATGTTCCGCCCACGCGTCTCAAATATCGCCCGCTACACGGCTGATTTCACGCCCGATCCTAACTACCGGGCCGATGCAAACACGATGTTCCTTGTGGGTGTCGGACCGCAGGGTGACCCCATCGAAGAGGCCGTTGGTGATCCACTTCAGTTCAATTCCGTCGGGGCCTCACCTGACGTTCCATAGGAGGCAGAAATGCAAGCTCTCATTTACAATGGCGATGTTGCGCAATTCCCTTACAGCATTGCGAAAATGCGTTCGGATCACCCCAAGTTCAGCTTTCCCCCGCAAGTGTCGCTCCCGTTCACTTGCCCATCTGGCGAGGTTGTCGCCGTCCGTCAGGCAGATCGCCCTGACGTTGGACCGGCGGAAAAGGCTGTTCTTGCAGCACTCCCCAGTCTCGTTGCCGATGAATGGGTTCTGGGCTGGGAGATTGTCGATCTTTCGGCGGAAGAAGTGCAGGACGCATTCGAGCGCCGCCGTGATGAACTGCGCGGGCTCATCCGCGACCACTATAGCGCGGCCATGTCGGTGATCTCTGCAGCCTATCCTCTGGAAGAACGCGAGGGTTGGCCTGAACAGATCGAGGCAGCAAAGGAGGTGCTTGCAGGTGGGCAAAACCAGCTCATCGAAACACTCGCGGCACCGCGCGGCAAGACGCCTGCTGAAATGGCTCAGACCGTCATGACCAAGCGCGCGCAGTATCAGGCCGTCTACGGTGCCATGACCGCAAACCTGCATGCCCATGAAGCGGCCATTGCCGCTGCAACAGATCTCGCAAACCTGAACCTGATCGATCCCGCCCAGGGGTGGCAGATCCCGGCCTAAGCGGCCTCCCCAACTTTCCCACAATTCAGCTTTGCACCGTGGCGCTCGATGAGCCGCCGCGCAAATCGGCGTGGGCGCACGGTGCATTCTCCAGAGCGATAGGAGCCTCACATGAAACTCGCCATTCTGTTTTTCGCCCTTGCCCAACTGGCAGATATCGTCACCACCAAGCGCGCTCTTGCCCGCCCAGGTGCGCGGGAGGCCAATCCGGTCATGCGCGCGCTGTTTGACCGCTTCGGGCTCCACATGGGCCTGCTGATCAAGGCCGCAGCCTCTGTCGCGATTGTCTTCTGGTTGGTTCACGTCGGATCTGTCCTGGGCATTTGGTCTGTCGCTGTCCTGACCGGCGTGGTTGCGATCCACAATCACCGCTTGGCCCGTAAGGGCTGAGGCGCGGTAGCGCTCGGAGGTTCAGGCAATGGCCCATCGACTTACCCGCTTTTTGAGAAACCCCCGCAACCGGCAAGATCTCTATCACGCAACGGTCCCGCTGATGCTGGCAGTCTGCATGGCCCCCAGCAGTCTCGCGGGCAGTGCGGTTTTCTTGCTGTGTTGGCTCGTTGTTCGCTGGAGTGGTCATGCCTGAGGAC